ACCCCGAGACCGGGCTTGAACTGCAACGGCTGCGCGGAGTTCTCGCGCGGCGGCTCGGCTACACGAGCGTCGATATGCGCGACGAGCACGGCACGACGTATCTCTGCTTGCCGGGCTGCTCGATTCGACTCGCGACTGACGATGACTTCTGAGTCGCCCACGCCAGATGCCTTCCGCGAGCTCCGCGCGCGGCACGGGCTCAGCCAGGCGCAGCTCGCTGAGCGCTGTCCGCGCGTGAGCGTGCGCTCGATCCAGCACTATGAGCAGGGCCGGCAGTGCCACCCTGCGGTGTGGGCTTACATCCTCGCGCAGCTCGGTGAGCTGCGGTTGCCGGAGCCGACTCCAGCCGCGCGCTGAGCAGTAGACTCCCGACGCGCCGGCACGTCCGGCGCGCGCCTGGCGCGGGATCTCGCGCCGACTCACGCATCGACTGATCCATCGCGCGGCCGCGGAACGCGGACCGCGCGACTTGCCGCGCGCGCGTGGCCGACACTGCGCTCCATGACGAAGCGCATCCACATTTTCCGAGCCGGTCGGCACGTCGATGTGTCCGGCCGCCCTGTCGAGTTCACGGCCGCGCAGCTGGGCGACATCGCGAGCAGCTACAGCGCGAGCGTCGGCGAGGCGCCGCTGGTGATCGGCCATCCCAAGCTGGACGATCCGGCCCAGGGCTGGGTCGACAAGCTCGAGGTCGACGGCGACGATCTGTACGCGGTGCCGGCGCAGGTCAATCCCGCGTTCGCGGCCGAAGTCGAGGCCGGCCGCTACAAGAAGGTTTCGCCGAGCTTTTTCCTGCCCGACTCTCCGGGCAACCCGACGCCCGGCAAGATGTACCTCAAGCACGTCGGTTTCCTCGGCGCCGCGGTCCCAGCGGTGCCGGGCCTGCGGCCGGTCGCGTTCGCGGCCGACGCCCAGGCGGTGGAGGTCGAGTTCGCTGCCGGCGAGCGCACGTCCTGGCTGTGGGGCACGCTGGGCAGTCTGCTGACGCGCCTGCGCGACTCCATTGTCGCGCGCGATGGCGTTGAGGCTGCCGAGCAGACGATGCCGCAGTGGGAGGTCGACGCGATCCGCAACGCCGCGGTCGAGCAGCGCGTCCTCGAACACTCGTACACCGAACCGACGCCGGTGCCGGCTTTTGCGGCGCCGGTTGATGAATCCGCTGTGCCCGCAGAATCCGGTGACCACCGGCGTGCAGTACCCGGCCCCACTGCAGCGGCATCGACCGCTGCAGTGGCTCCGGCTCAGGCTCCCGCCGACTTCGCGGCGCGCGATGCCGAGCTGGCCGCGCGCGAGGCCGCGCTCGCCGAGCGCGAGGCCGCGATCCGCGCCGCGGAGCGCGAGCGCCAGCGCGACCAGGTCGTGTCGTTCGCGGCTGCCCTCGTCAACGACGGTCGCCTGCTGCCGCGCGAGCAACCCATGGTGGTCGAGCTGCTCGCGCAGCTCGATGCCGAGCCTGCATCGATCAGTTTCGCCGCCGGCGACGGTGCCACCTGCACCCGCGCTGCGGGCCGCGCGCTGCGCGATCTGCTCGAAGCGCTGCCGGTGCGCGTGCCGATGGGCGAGCTCGGCCGCGCCGAGAAAGTGACCCCCGCGGTCGTGTCGTTTGCCGCGCCGCAGGGCGCGAGCGTCGATCCGGATCGCCTCGAACTCTACGCCCGCGCGCAGGAGTACCAGCGCGCGCATCCAGGCACTTCGATCGTGGACGCCGCGATCGCTGTCCAACGCCACCACTGACCGACTCACTCTCACCGAGGCCCGACCATGCAAAGCCGTGACCTGCTTACCCTCACCGTCCTCGCGGCCGCTGCGCTGCTGCCGCATCGCTTCTGCACCGCCGGTGGCGCCGTTGCTGCCGTCGACGGCACCGATGCGCACGGCGTGACGCTTTCGTCCGCTGCCATCGGCGCGCTGACGCCGGTGCGCGTGCTCGGCACCGCGGTCATCGAGGCCGGCGCTGCGATCACCGCGAACGCCGTCATCAGCTGCGACTCGGTGGGCCGCGCAGTCGCCCACGCGGGCGGCGCACGCCGACTCGGCCGCGCGTTGCAGGCCGCTGGCGCAGCCGGCGACCGCATCGAGTGCCTGCTCTTCCAGGTCTGATCGCTCGCGATCAGGCAACTCTCACCGACCACCAGGAGTAACGCACGATGAGTGCTCAGATGACCCCGGCGCAGTCGCGCGTCGTTGACCCAGTTCTTTCCGAGCACGCGCGCGGCTATCGCCAGGGCAACCTGGTCGGTCGTGCGCTGTTCCCGCTGGCTCCGGTCGCGGCCTATGCCGGCCAGGTGATCGAGTTCGGGAAGGAGGCGTTCCGGCTCTACAGCACCAAGCGCGCGCCGGGCGCCCGCGTGGCCCGCGTGCAGTTCGGCTATGCCGGCAAGCCGTACGCGATCCTGCCGAGCGCGCTCGATGTGCCAGTGCCGCGCGAACTCTCGACGGACGCCGCGGCAGTACCAGGCATCGATCTCGGCCGCCGCGCAACCAATCTCGCGATGCGCAGCGTCTACCTCGAGCACGAGCACGCGTGCGCCACCATCGCCCGCAACACCGCGAACTACAGCGTGGATAACCGCGTGGCGCTCTCCGGCAGCTCGCGCTGGACCAGCCCCACGTCCACGCCGATCGCCAACGTCGAGACGGGCAAAGAGGCGATCCGCGCGAAGGTTGGGCTGCGGCCGAACACGATGGTGATCTCGCCCAAGGCGCTGAGCGCGCTCAAGGTCCACCCGGACCTGGTCGGCCGCACGGCTACGAACATCACGCGGACCGTCAGCATCGCCCTGCTGCAGGACGTCTTCGAGATCCCGAACATCGTGGTCGCCGACGCAACCCTGGCCACCGGCGCTGCGGACACGCTGTCCGATGCGTGGGGCACCGACGTGATCCTCGCCTACGTTGCGCAGCCGACCGGGCAGGAGGAGCTCAACAACGAAGAGCCCAGCTACGGCTACACGTACTACATCAACGGCCATCCTGCGGTGGAGGAGCCGCGCTGGGATCCGGACACGCGCAGCTGGGTCTACGGAATCAGCTTCGACAACTCGCCGGTCCTTGCGGGTATGGACGCCGGCTATCTGATCGGAGCGGCCGGCTCGCCGGCGAGCTGATCACCCACCTGCACTGACACCACGATGGGCCGCGGCAGCGCGGCCCATCGCTCAGGAGAGCCACATGAGCAAGCAGACCAAAAGCAAGGGCGAGCTGATCGACTGCGTGGTGCTGTCGCCCGTCAATCACGACGGCGAGGGCTACGCCATCGGCGACAGCGTGTCGCTGACCGCCAAGCAGGCCGAGGAGCTGGCCGCGGCCGAGATCGTCGCGCTGCCGAAGGCCGCGAAGGCCTGAGATGTACTGCACCGCAGCCACGTACGTTGAAGCGCCGGAAATGCTCCGCGAGACCGCGGAGCTTTTCGCCGTCGACGTGGATCTGCTCGGTGCCACGATTGCCGGCACTGATCGCAGCGCCTGGACCGCACCCGAGCGCGCCACCGCGGATGCGGCGCTGATGAGGCTCAACGCGATGCTGACGCGCGCCTCGAACGAGTGCGATGCGTACCTCCGCCAGCGCGGCTACACGCTGCCGCTCGATGCGGTGCAGTTCCCGGTTTTGGCGGTGTGGGCGCGCTCGATCGCGCGCTATCACGTGCAGCCGCGGCGCGATCTGACGAGTGAGCAGAGCGGTCGCGTCGAGCGCGACTACCGCGATGCGATCAAGGCACTCACCGCAATCTCGCGCGGCGAGCTCTCGCTCGGCGCGAACGATCCGCTGGCGCGCACGCCAGCGGCAGCCAATTCGTCGGGCGTGGCCGTGGTGTCGCAGCCCGCGCGCTTCGACGACTGCGCGCTGCGGGGCTACTGATGCTCGGGCCGATCAGCACAGCCGACTACATCGAGCGCATTCGCGCGCAGGTCCCCGCGTTCCGCGCGGTGGGCCAGGCGGCCGATCTCGCGAGCGCACTCAAGCAACGCCCCTCGATCATGCCGGTGGCCTACGTCGTGGCACAGGAGCGTGCGCGGCCGGCCGATCGCAACAGCAACGGGCTGCTGCAGGTGATCGACGCGCAGATCATCGTCGTGACGTTCGTGGCGCACGCCGGCGAGTCGCGCGAGGGCGCGTCCGCGCGACGGCTGATGGACACGCTGATTGCGGCCACGCGCCTGGCGCTGGTTGGCTGGCGCCCGCCGAGCGGCGCAGGCGTCACCGATGTTGCGGGGCTCGCGTTGAGCGCGCTGCGCGATGAGATGTACGGCTCCGGCGCGATTGTCACCCAGCAGGTTTTCGAGACCACCTACGACTACGAGGTATTTCCATGAGTATCGAAAAGTTCGAGCGGCGCGGCGTGATGCTGGGCGATGTCGGCGCGAGCCTCACTCCCTCGGCGCACGCGTTCCGCGTGTTCGACGGATCGTCCTTCACCGAGGGCGACGTGCAGGAGTCGAACGAGGACCGCACCTATTTTGGTGCGAGCCCGTTCGATTTCACCAACACGCGCGGCGGCTTCGAAGGCACGTGCTTCATTACCTACCCGACGCTGCCTGGCGCATCCGGCGCGCCTGGCCAGAGCCCGCATCGCCGCGCGCTGCTGCCAGCCGCGATGGAGGAAGTGCTCGACGCGCTGCGCTCGACCACGACCTATCGGCCGATCTCGGACAACATCCCGTTCGTGCAGGCCATCTTCCACCACGCCGGCCGGCGCCTGCGCGTGCCGAGCGGCAGCGCGAACGTCACCGGCGCCAAGCTCGAGATCGGCCAGCGGCCGACCTTCCAACTTCGGGTGCAGGGCAAATACGAGCCGGTGGTCCTCGAGGACGTGCCGACCACGTATGACCTCGCCGCGTTCGCCCGCGAGAGCCTCGCGCGCGACGACAACACCGAGATGTGGTGCCTGATCTACGACCAGACCGGCGGCACCAGCCGTCGAGTGGACCTTGCCGGCAAGATGCTGAGCGTGGACGGCGGCAACGAGGTGCAGACCGACGAGTACACCGGTCTCGCGATCACTGAGGTCACCGATCGCGATCCGCGCTTCCAAGCGCGCTTTGCGGTGCGACAGCCCGATGACATCGTGCCGGAGACGATCCGCGACCAGGGCACGCGCGTCGAGTTTTGGTTCCGGCAGTACGCGGCCGATGGGCGCTATGTCGAGATCTACGCCCAGGGCCAGGTCGAGCAGGTGGCGATCGAGGACGTGCAGGGTCGCGCCAACTACATGGTGACCTGCCGCGCGATCCCGCAGCTCGCTGGCACCGAGTGGGCGCTGGCGTTCGGCGAGAGTTTCCGCCTCAGCAACGTCTCGCTCGCGGCCGGCACCGTTGGCACGGCTTACAGCCAGACGCTGACCACGGCCGGCACGCACACCGGTGCGCGCACCTACACCGTGCACTCGGGCACGCTGCCGGCTGGCCTCACGCTCAACGGCACGACCGGTGCAATCACCGGCACGCCGACCGCCGCGGGCACCAGCAACGTGACGTTCCGCGTGGTCGACAGCCGCGCCGGCACGCCGCGCAGCACGCTGCGGCTGTACCCGATCACGATCGCCGCGTAACGCAGAGCGGCGACCACCACCAGGC